CCTGCGACCTTTCCTGGAGGTAGCGCAGGAATGCTTGACCTAAGCCTCTTAGTTTCTGCTGAAATCGAATTAATAAACTGCTTGTAATCCCCTGTAATGCCAACCCAAGGATTCGGAGTTCGTAGATCTTTTAGGTAGCCTGCAACAGAAGAGGCGATTTCCCTCTCAAGCTCACCAGGGCCGATTAGTCTTTGATTTTCGATAAAACCACCAACTTCAGCAGCGCGTGCCCTTTTGCTTGCTAAATCCGCAAGATCAGTCGTAATGCGTGAAGCAGGTAGTCTCTTCAGAAGGTTGTAGTAAATTTCAGCATCAGTGGTCAGAGCAGCGATTCCTGCCCTGAACCTGTCGAACATCTGATCAGTTTCGCGGTTAATCTCCGCTGCAGCCTGACCCAAAGGCCGATAGCCGGGCTGAGCAGGGCGGGCGACAGTGCCGTAACCTGTAAAAGTTGCGATCGGCTGGTTGACTGTTCCAATCAGGCGACGCGGTTGCCGCGAGCGACCAATGACAGGCTCAGCAATAGACTCAATCTCTTGCTGAACTTCGCGCTTGCCTTCCCTAAGACCTTTAATCAGGCCGCGAATAATGCCCAGGCCAAGAGGGATGCCGATCTTTTGCTCGGTTTCCTTAGACGGGCTACTGATGCCAAAAACAGACTTGTATGCAGCAATCAATCGCTGCGCAAAAGTCTTGGCGCCAGAATTGATTTCATTGCTATCAGAGGCACCATCAACAATGCCTTCGGCAATACTGTCACCAATGTCAGTACTTTTTGCTTTAAGGTCAACCGCTTGGCCGCCTTTGCTAAACGCAGTCGCAATATCGTTGAAGACTTCAGTAGCAGACTTGCCCATCATCTGCTGCTGACGCCTGATGTCAGCAGTCGAAAGGCCAATGATTCCTTGATAGAGAGAAGAAATATCCTCCCTGCCACCAAGACCCAAGGCAGAAGCAGCAGCTTTTTGCGCTTGGAGAAGAATATCCCTACGCCTTAATTCTTGCTTGAATGCCTCTTCCTCTCTCGCAACTTGCTCAGCAAAAGCTTTTTGCTGCGCTTCATCTTCTTTCGCAATTTGCGACATAAACTCGTTATGTCGCTGCTCTTGATACTGCTGAATTACCTGTAATGCGTCACGATAAGAATCAGCAGCGGAATCAAAAGTAGCTTCAAGCTGCTTTTGCGCTTCTGCTATTCTCTTTAATTCTTCTGCCTCTTGGTAAGCACGACGATCTCCGCGAGCACCATAGCCTGGGGCTATCATTGCCCCAGTTTCTGGATCTCTATAGCCCTGAGGGAAGCCCTCCCTACGCATCTGGCCAACAACAGGAGTGCCGCCACGTGCTGCTCTTTCAGCAGCAGCAGCAGCGCCTAGCCCAGAGACAGACGCAATGTATTCCTCAACTCCAGCAAGCTTTTCACGCCTACGAGCTGCACTTTCTTGCTGCCTATTTAATTCTTCAAACGCATCTGCGTAGGCTCCAGTCTCTTTTGTCAGCTCTTTTTGAAGCGACAAAATCTCATTAGAGATTCGAGTATAATCAGAACTTGTCCTATTGGTATTAGAGAGCTGAATGTTTAATTCAGCGATTTTTTGATTTATTCCTGCAGTCGTGTTTGGCAATCTGCCAAAGTCTTCATTCAGCTTGCTTAGCCTTGTATTAAAGCTGCCAATCCCTTGGTCTGCGCTATTAAAGGCTTCAGCAAGCTTAATGGTCTCCCTTCGGCCAGAGGCAACAAACTCCAAGTATCCAGTCTCAGTTGCTTTTAGCAACTGCTTCTGCAGCTTGCTTTCGAGTTCTGCACGACGCTCAGCAGTTTTGCCTGCCTCCCTTTGCTTTTTCGTAAGCCTATCGATCGCCCTGATCTCTTCTTCTGTTGCCTTTACGGCTTCCTTATATGCGCGAGACTGCAAAGAAATCAGACTTGCGCTTTTTCGGATCACTCCATTTAACAAACTGGAGACTTGCTTGTTCCTTGCAGATTTCTCTTCAGCGCTATCAAGAGCTTCCCCTAGCTGTTTTATATCTTTTGTTAATTGGACAAACGCATTTGAATCGGCTACCGCTTCCTTGGAAAGGTTTTGCAGTCCTTTAATTGCCGACTTAATTTGATCAGTTGTAGCGTCAGCGCTGCGGCCCATTTCAACAAAGCGCTTAGCCTGCTCTTGCGCTTCTCGGCCAAGTCCATTAAGAGAAGCCTTCAAATCAGCAACTTTCTGGCCAAGCTGCACATAAGCCTTGCCGCCCATGGCGGCCTGCTCCCTTAGCCCCTCAAAAGCCTTAATCTGCCCTTTTATCGTCGCTTCGCTATTGCCAGCCTCTTGAGCAAACTTGGCTACATCTTTCGTAGCCTGAATAATATCGACATCTGAAAGCTTTACCTGCTTGGATAAATCGCGAAATGATCTATTCAGCGCTGCAAGCTTTTCACCGCCCTTGATGCCAAGCTCGATAGCAATAGGCTGAACAGTTTTAGCCATCTTTTTTGTTCAGTTCTGCGAGCGCGGTTGCTTCCATCACCTGGATGTCCTCTAGCAAGCCGCGTGGATTATCTACATCATAAAGGGACATCATGCCACCGGCACCAAGCAGCACTTCGTACTTCAAGCCGACATAACCTCCCATCGTGACGTTCCATTGCGTTTGCATACGCAGGAACATCATCAATGATTCCCAGTTTTCTTCCCATACTTCAAAATGCTCCTCCTCTGGAGCAGCCTGACGCTGCGGCTTCAAACCAAATGCAGCAGCGTCATCAGCGCTTTTATCCTCTACCTTTTTGCCGCCCTTCGCCCAATACTCGACGGCAGATTTCAGTTTCCCAGACGAGCGCCTTCAAAAGTTTCTGTATAAGCTTTCAGCACGCCGCGAATCCAGTAAGGATCATCAGCGAACTCTTTCATGGTTGCCTGTGAAAACGGCACAGCTTTGCCGTCCTCATCCTCAATGCCTTCCCAGCCAGTCAACACGGCTTTCAACAACTCAAGGTCTCCCTTGTCCGCAAGCTTTTGAAACTCAGAGCGAGGAACACGCTTGAAGATAGCATCAAACTTAGATTCTTCAAACACACCGCCATCTGTAGGCTCTTCGACAGTTACAGGCCATTTAAAAGTCTTGACCTTTTTGCGAATAAAAGCCATGAAACGGAATACACTCCAGCAAACTATACAGCAATAAAAAAAGGGCTGCAATGCAGCCCTTCGCCCCCACTCGCCTTGGGTCAAGTATAGATCAAACTGAACTCATCGTTGCCTGCAGTGGAAGGAATTGCAGTAAACGGCAGGTTCAGCATCGCAATGCCATCTTGGTCGCTGTAGGAGAGATCTCCAACGTCAATGCCCGTCGAAGCAAAGTCAACAATGTTGCCAGCGGTGGTTCCATGCTGGAAGGTCAGGTTGCCCAAGGCTTCATCGGTCAATGCAGCAGCAAAGTAGTCCTTCTGCGCAATCGTCGGCATTTGAATCACTGCAGTGCCGGTGGTAGAACGGTCAGTGATCAGCACCTCCTTGGTGCAGCCAATCAACTCGCGATACACAATCGTGTTGCCCAGGTCCATGTTCACAGACTGCAAGCAGCCGGAGTAGGACAGAAGCGAGAAGGTATCGGTGTTGCCTTCCTTGAAGATCAGAGGAGTGGCCTGATTTGAATAAGTCGCTGTAGGCAGCGCTGAATCGTCAGGAGCGTTGTAAATGCCGGTGAAGGTGAAATCAATCGTTGGGATTTCGCCAACGGACGTGGTAAGAGTAAACGTCCCACGAGCGCCAGTCACCTTATGGCGCACACCATCAATGTTGTAGTGGATGGTGACAGAATCGAAGTTAGTGCTAACAGGCGCGTAAGTAACGCTAGTAGCGGCAACGACGGTTTCGCTCAAACCGCAAGCCTTAAGAGCCTTGCCATACTGAGGAGCAGTACCAGCAGTGCCAGAGCCTGCAAGCTCAACACTGAAAGTACACTCAACGCGAGTGTTGGCGAGAAGAATCTCAGATGCACCCAAATAAGGGCGAATCAGATCACGAGAGACCGTATCACTCTGCTGAGGAGTAATATTCAGATCCCTCACTAGGACCGCTTCCGTCCCCGTCGGAGTCGGATCCGTCCCATAAGTCGCCTCCTCCTCGATCAGGATTAGGCGTTTGCGAAGAAGAAGTGCCATCGTTTTCTTGGGGTTCGGCGGGAAGTGTGCGCTTGATCAGAGTGCGAATTCCGGTTTCTGGATCGAGAAGATACGACCCACCTTGACCGCTGTACTCGTCTTTCATGGTAGAACCTGCCTTTGCTTAATCTTAGTCAGTGGTTAAGTCAGCAACCGTGGTGCGATATTTAACATCGTATTCGTTAGAAAAGACTCCAGCTGGTTGATCTGCGTCTAGAAATTCAAACGTTGTCAGCACAGGCTGCACATCAATTGCATAACCGCCCAGAGTTAGATCAGACATGATCTTTGAGTGCATCGATTCGATGATTGGATCTGCCTCTGTGTAAGCGTTCACAGAACGAACCACTACTACGACGCGAACACGCATCGTCCAATCGAGCTTTGGCAGGGACGTAATCTGCTGCGATGTATCGTTTACGGGTTCGATTACAATCATTGGGCTCTCGGACCTGGCAGCCGCAGTGACACGCGACCGATAAACCCTCCCACTAACACCAGCCGTACTAGCGAGCGTCGAGGCGATCTGTGCCAGGATTTGTTCGCGTTTAGTGGCCATTAGTCTTTCATCAGCATGATCTCACAAAACGCACCATCATCAATCAATGCCGCGCTTCTTACGGTGTA